TGTCAAACTCTTGTCCGAGTTCCTTGATCATGTTCGCTTCTTTGGCGCGTGCGCGGAGTGCTTCCTCGTAGTCCTCGCCCATGTCGCTATAAATTTGTCCGGCAGTCTTCAAGCCAGCTTTCCACAAATTGATGTCGGCATTTGCTTCGCGTCCGTAGTCAATTGAAACCTTGGCAGGCCAACACCAGCGCCCATCGAGAAGGTATTCGGAATCTGGAATCAGTCCGCGTGCGGCTGCGTCTAGCAAGATAATGTTTTTTATCCTGTCGAGGAATTTGCCTTCCAGCAGTCCACGCCAGCGCAAGAACGTGCGTTCTGCCATTGCCGCTTCCATACGAGCCATAGGCCCGCTCTTGTCTGCGTCGAATGCAAAGCCATAGGGCAACCCAACAGCCATGCAAATGTGGGCTTGGATGAGTCGGATAAATTCACCGAATGCACCGGTCGGACGATCCGACTTGAACATTTCCATTTTCTCGCCGGCAGTTAAATAGTTGACCGTGCCGGGGTCGAGAGACTGCAAGCGTGCGACCTGCCCTTGATCGTTCGAGTTGCCCCGTGCAAAGTAATCGCCAGCGTCAGCGGCCCCACTCTCGGTGGTGATGACGCCGGACTGATACGAAGCGTATTTGATCGCCTGCACTTCAGCCTTGATAGCCTCTTGCAGATCGCGAGTTGCGTTCAGCGCAGTAGCGAAAGCAGAGCGCCCACGGTATTCGTCAAGTCTTGCCGCATCGAAAAGGTGGATAAACTCTTTTGCAACAATATCAACAGGAGAAATATACTGGTTATTGATAGTACGCGTGAAAATAGTGTATGAAACGGGTCTTCCATAGTCGTCAACATTTATTCCGCCAATGTATTTGTCGGTATCTGTTCTGTCGTAAGGCGATCCGATGCGGTCGGCTTCGACGCTTTGCAACTTTAGGTCTTCGCCGTCGCGGACAATAATAAACCCGCAGTCGCCATCGCGAAGTATTGCCGTGACCGCGAGTTGCAAGAGGGTTGTGAAATTGTGCCTGCCTAAGAAGTCGCATTCGTTGCACCATTTATTCCAATATCTTTCGATAGCGGTGTCCGCTTCGCGGTTGCCGGTGCGGGCTTGGTATGCAATGCGCCCGGAAACGTAGGTCGCAAATTTAAGAAGGAGAGAACGGACAGGCGGAAAATTGTCTGCAAGATCGCGAGCGGCGCGGATGAGCGCGAAGCGTTCGCGAGTTCCTGCCGTATCTTCACCGCCGGACACCCCGCGCGAGATCCCGCGCTTTTCGCTCGTCAATGCTGAGTCAAAGCGCCCGAAATTGCGGAGCTTCGCTTGGTTAACCATGCGATCTAGCGCGGCTTTAGGCGATACAAGAGAAAGGGCTTTTGTGATGATGTCTTGCATTATGGGCGCTGGGTTGGAAACGTCGGCGTGAACCTTCTTACACGAGATCCGCTCGCATTGTCAATAGCGGCTTGTAATTCCTTTATCGTCTGCGCGACCTCAGCAAGGTTGGCGCGAGTAAACGAGCGGCCTGCTATGCTGTAAGACGCACCTGCAATGGCAATCGCTTTTAAGCAAGCCGTGAAATCGCCCTGCAATTCTTGCAACGTAGCAAGCGGCAGACCGAAGAATGATTTGTTCATCGCCATTTAAATGTTGGCGATGTCAAAAGTAGAACCCTACGCCTAGGCGTCCCTAGGCTTCATCTGTCAGTTCAGAATGTCTGTTGCGCATGGCAAGCCAGCCAGATGGCGTGACGGGAAGTAATTTGTGCGATATGTCAAAAGATATCAGAAACGGTTGGTTTGGTCACGAAATCTGCTTCGTTACCAAATTCATTTGATCTGATTTGTTTTTGTAATACTGGATCCATTTGCGCGATTGTTCCACCTCAGCAATAGCTTTATCTAGCTCGCATTGCAGATGGAATGCTTTTTTACCAAGCGCCAAAAATTCCGGTATAATTTTATTGCGAAAATCATAATGCGCATCGATTGCCGCTCCAATGTCGTATGGATCCATACGACTTTGCTCTAAAGTCATAAGACTTTATGCCACGCTAAATACATATTGAAGGCATTGATAATAACCGCAAAAACTCCAATGCGCACGCCCCAAGAACAATGGCGCCGAAGCTCCCTAAGTTCTTTTTCGTATTCCTGTTTGTTCATATAAGAAAAGGCGCGGGGATTGAACCCGCGCCGGTTGGTGTTAGAGAACCTCTCCTTCAGTTGTGCGATATCCTTCGGTTGTTACTTTGGAGAACATTGCTGCACACTCTTCAAAAGTTCCATTGAGCCAGATCGTGTTACCTTGAGCGAGCGTCCAGATTTTTTCTGCCGTCCAAGGAATTGAGCGATTGATAACTTGAACTTTGCGGCCTGCTGGTGTTTTTCCTGTGAGTGTTTTCATTTTGTTTTTTATTTTTAGGTTTTCTTCGTCGGGCTTCTTGCCTTTCGATGTTTCAAATATCTACGCTTTTTTAATTTTTGAAAAGAAAAAAATAAAATTATTTTTTGCCTCGATCATTTTCGTAACGCCACGAAATTGATTACTCGCCTATCGGAAGAACGCCAGCGAGCATCGCGGATGCAAGAGCGATACATTCGCAGTCCCAAAGGTGGTTTGGCCTGCCGCCGATGCGCACCCATCTCTGTTCAACTTGCTTGGTCTTTGAATTGGTCACGTCTTTTTTCATTTCCGACAGCATTTGCTTGCGGTAGTCGTCGGACACGTCACGCGCGACTTCCCACTTCGGCGTTGCGTCAGCCTGGCGAAGTGACGCGAGCTTGTCCTTGATGCCTTCGTTCGAGAAAAAGAAATACGCGCATTTGAGTCCGTCGCTTCCGGCTTGCGCTCCTTCGATCTTGGAAACGAAACGGCGCGTCCTTCGTCCTCCGTCGATATGATAAAAGCCGTCCTGCCCCGATCCGTGCGAAGCCGTCCACCCACGTCGAGCGCATTGCTCGTAGACAAGCGGAGTATCGTAACCGGCATCCACCACAACGCATCTCGGCACAACGTCGAACTGCTGCTGGATGGCGTCGAGCGTCTCCCACGTCAGCGGACGCGACTCGTGCAATAGCATGGATGAGCCATCAACTCGGAAGGCGCGGACGACAGCCCAGAAGTGATCGCGCTGTTTGTCCACGCACATGAAGCGTCTGTGCTCGCCGTCGATCTTCTGGCCTTCCAGATATTCGGCCTTCGCGTAGTCGCCGGTAGTGATCTCAGGCAGATCGCTTGTCACTTCGTCCTGCCAAGTCTGCGCCTTGCGTTTTTGGATAAATTGTTTTAACGGCTCCAGGTTGCCGCTGCTCTTGGCCTCGTTCGCTTCGATCCACTCCTTGACGATGGAAAACCACGGTATCCACCAGACGGCGTAGGCCGGATATTCGAAGCTTCTGTGACCACGCACCGGATGTGGATTGAGTGCGCGGTAAGTTGCATTGTTTGCAAGGTTGCGTCGAGTGCTGGCGTCGTCTTTGTAGCGCGTTTCACAATGCTCGCATTTCATAACGACCGAGTCCTGCACCTTGTCCCACAAGATTCCGCCCTTGTCGTCGCGTTCGGTCGTGTATTCGATCTGATCAAATAGATATCTCTGCCAGTTCCCACAATGGGAACAAGTCCATCCCCAGACTTCTCGCGTTCCGCTGTCCCATTCAGCGTCTGCCTCATGTCCTGCGTCCCATCCCTGCGAGACGAGAAGCGTCTTTCGGTTCCAGCGGTCGTGATGTCTGGCCTTGAGTTCCTTGATCATGCCGCCTTTCCACCGCCAGACTTCGTCGCCGATGCAGTAGCGCATGGATTTTTCTTGCAAGTTGGTCATGTTCGCGCCGCCTGCGAACAATACCATATGTGGGAAAAGTATAGTCGTTTTTCTGAGAGAATGCCTGTCCTCTGGGAACAAGTCTTTGACCGGCTGGCATTCGTTGAAGATCGGAAGCAAGCGCGACTCCGTCCAGTCCTTGACCATGTCGTCAGTCTGTCCTACGAAAAGAGTAGGCCCAGGCTTTTGTGCAACGATAAAACAAGCGAGCGTTTCCATCATCGTCGTCTTGCCGCCCCCAGTCGGTGCGCGAAGAAAGACCTGAGTCGTCTCGTCATCACTTGCCGCCAACAACGGCGCGTTCAGCCACGGCGCAACCGACGGATCGAAGCGCGAAGCGCGATCCGAGTTGGGAAAGCTAACGTGATCGCTTGCCCAGTCTAAAATTGTTCCGTCAAATGCTAACTTTATTCCGTCGCGGATGCCTTGTGCTAGTGCGTTCATTTCATTCCAAATATCTGCTTCAGCGCGTCTACATTCGGAGACGCCGGTTGTTTAGAACTTGGCTCTTCTTCTCCGTCATACATGGCAACTTCCCATGTTGTTTCAAACATCTTTCGCAGCCCGGCAGCGGACAACGTCACGTTACCTGTGCCGTCGAAAGATGGGTTGCGCTTGGCGTATATTTTCCAGAGTTCGCGTTTAGTCATAATTTCGGCACATCTTGAACATCTTCTCGACGGCGTCGCGGACGTGCGGCCATTCCTCTGCGTCGAAGCGTAGCTTGCCGCCTTCTTGGCTGATCTCCAGAAACTCCCCAGCGGCCTCGTCAACGATCTCGATCTCGGTGACGCTGTCGTCAAATATCTGCTCTCCCTTTACTCCGACTATCATCTTTGTTGTTCGTGTTTCGTATGTCA